GTACAAAGACGAAATACACATCAACGATGCAATACTTGCACAAGCAGAAAACGATGTTCCTAGAGACCCAAGGGTATCTAGTGCGGCACATTTGTATGTCGACCCTAGTGTACCTGATAAACCGTACATTGAACCTAGTGATGCTACGCCACCAAACGGTCTCAGCTTAGTAGGCAGTGGCGAAAGTTTTCCTGTTAGTGGTGCACAAGACGGCGATTTCTTTTTACGCACAGATTTCTCACCACATAGACTGTTTCAAAAGAGCGGTAATAGATGGATAAAATACACAGATGACGGTAGTCGTGTGTGGGCGGCGGCCAACAAGGCACTGACTACATTCATCAATAACGATAACTATAGTATAAACACAGATGGCGAAGTCACTGACGAAAAACAAAATCTCAGCAAAGTGGTTAAGCCTAGAACAGATTAATGTTTAATTTTTTTAACAAAGGAAGTAAGATGGATAGAAAAGCAGTATTTGAACAACTGAAGATTGACGAAGGAGTTGTAAATGAAGTTTACCTCGACCACCTCGGGCTACCAACATTCGGTGTCGGACATTTGGTCATTGAAGGGGACCCGGAACGTGGCGAACCAGTTGGAACTCCCGTATCTGAACAAAGAGTGGCAGAAGTCTTTGAACGTGACCTTGACACCGCAATTAGTGAGTGTGTTGCTCTATACGGAGATCAGTTTAATGAATGGCCCGGAGAAGTACAGGAAGTACTTGTGAACATGATGTTCAATATGGGTCGTACACGTTTAGGCGGTTTTAAAAACTTCCGCAAAGCATTAGAAGAATGTGATTGGAAAAAAGCCGCAATAGAAGGCAGGGACAGCAGATGGCACAAACAAGTTACCAACAGAGCAGAAAGGTTAATGGTACGTCTAGAGAACGTCTAACCGATCGTGCAATAGATATATTAGAGAATGGCTATACCCCGGGATGGTTTTGGTGCTCGGACAGAAAAGGTTATTATAGGTACTATGACTGGATTGACGGAACAGGTAAAAGTAAAAGAGATATCGAATCCTGTGGAGGGTGAATATACTCTAGACAACCTGGGTAGACTAGTTGTGTACAGAAACGGACAGTGGATACTAGCAGAAAATGGCAGGTAAGAATTTAGATTACTGGTACGACGAACAGATAAAACGCTATCTAATTCAATTAGTGCGTGTGTTCTCAAACTTCCAGGTCAAAGAAATTGTAGATGGCAAGCCATCATACAATCGTGTGCCTGCACGTTACGGTGATATTAGCAGAATGGTTGCCAGCATACTGCGTAACAACTCTGAGAATACTATTGCTAATGCTCCACAGATTACCATCAGCATACAAAGCATTCAGCCAGCCAGAGACAGAATCCAAGAGCCTTTCTTTGTTGACACAAATCAAGTGGCAGAAAGAGAATGGGATAAGGCGAATGGCCAGTACACCAGTGAACAAGGCAATTTATATACAACACAACGTTACATGCCTGTTCCATATAATATGAACATACAAGTTGATATATGGAGTACCAATACAGATCAAAAACTGCAAATACTTGAGCAGATGTTTGTGATCTTTAATCCAAGTATCCAATTACAAAGCAATGACAATCCATTGGACTGGACCAGTGTGTTCGAAGTAGAGCTCAGTGACATCAGCTGGAGTAGCAGAACTTTGCCTGCTGGTGTAGATGAAAGTTTAGACATTGCTACTCTTACTTTCTTGGTACCAATTTGGATATCACCTCCTGCAAAAGTAAAGAGACAAACAATCATTCAAAGAATTGTAAACGATATTCACAAAGTAGACAACATTGCTAATTTAGGATTTGATTCTGCATATTACGATTTCTTTGGTTCTCTGCAAGAAGATGCACAAATTATAGTGGCGCCAAAAGACTTATTGCTAGAAGTTACCAATGGTGGCGCAACATTAGTAAACAGAGCATTTCAGCCGCAAGTTTGGCAGGATATCATTGAAATGCTAGGCGAACTGCGTTCTGTTAGTAAATTAGAACTAAACATTTCTTCAGACTATGAGGATCGAGACGAACTAGTGATAGGCAGTGTGGTTGCTAATCCTATAGATCCAAATAACTTGGTATTCAACATAGACAGGGATACCTTGCCCAGTAATACACTAGACAACATAGACAAAATCATTGATCCTCGTAGCAGTAGACCATCTGTCAATTTGCCGCCCCAAGCATTAGGTCAAATATATCTGATCACTGAGGATATATTGCCTACATTTGCAGAATGGGGAGGCATCAGTGCAAAGTCAGAAGATATTATACAGTATAACGGCAGTGCCTGGACAGTGGTATTTGACAGCTCTTCTCACACAAACCAAGAGTATGTAACAAACAGTTATACAAACGATCAATATCGTTGGACCGGCACACAATGGATAAGTAGTTGGCAGGGCACATATAATCCAGGCTTCTGGAGATTGATACTTTGACAGTAGTGGCTAGTGGCGTTATATTTTTAGCCAAAGACACTAACAGATGCTTGTTACAACTGAGAAACAGTGACAAGCGTTTTAAGCACACATGGGGATTCTTTGGCGGTATTTGCGAAAAGAGCGAAACGCCGTTTGAAGCACTACAAAGAGAACTAGTAGAAGAAATTGGCTTCATGCCAGAACTTCAAAAGCTCAACCCCATAGACATATACGAAAGCAGGGACAAAAATTTTTATTATTACAGTTTTGCCGCTGTGGTAGAAAACGAATTTTTTCCGAAACTCAATGCAGAAAGTGCTGGCTATGCATGGGTTGACATTGGTGTGTGGCCACAACCACTACACCGAGGTGCTAGAGTAACACTAAACACAAACGGAGGCACAGACAAACTATACAGAATTTTAAACGTTCACGGCAAGTAATAGGAGAAAATATTGTCTGATCTCATAAATTTTGTGTGTGTTAGAGTTCAAGCCGAGTTAAACCTGTTTGAAAAAACATCTACTATACCGCATACACTGCTAGACGGCGTGTTTACCGTTGATGACATGCTGGAGTGTAGGCAATATCTATCACCGCGATACCAAGACCTTGTTGATCAATTAATCGGTGAGTATACTCATATGACTGAAGACAGCATAGAAAGCATGCGTCAAAGTCTAAAACAAGAATATAACGCCATATTTCAAAACGCATACACAAAAAGCAAAGACTTCTGGTTTCCTGCTATTGCTAGCCAATATAGAGCTGACATCAATCCTGTTAGAGCATTATACTATGAGGTACGCACAATGGTGAGGCATTATGATGTCAGTAACGAAAAGCATGTGTGGCTTGCTGGCTTAATCACCGACAGGGCGTTTAATAACTCTTTGCTAGATGCATTAGCACACGACATTTCACAAATAGAAAAATTACTCAAACGTTACTATTGGCCTATGCTAAAGCATAGTACCAACATTCCATTAGAGTTATTTCATGCCAGACAATTGATCAAAGACGCACGTCATTACTATCAGTTCTTTAAAAATTTACAAGACTGGGATCCAGAGTAAAATCATAAATACTAGTATGAAAGGCAGTAATATCATACTGATTGCTGACATGATAGAAGAAAAACTCCGCAAAGAAAAGGAGTTGGAATTCTACGAAACCGAATTAAAAAAGTTATTGTTGCGTATGAGCATGGTACGACAAGAAATCTCAGTAACCGAAACAATCATAAACATGATTCAAAAAGATGAGATTCCTAACCTGTTGGCCAATCTCAAAAAATACGAACTAGATTTAGAATAACTTATTTGGTGGTTGCAATAAAGATACCGTTCCAGTCAGCGGGTAGTTCCTGGGTCTTTTGATATTCGCATCTTTCAATCCACATGTCATAATACCCTTTCATTTGACCGTCAAACTCGTTGTACAAATCTTTGCAAAATCTAATAGCAGAGTCAAAATTTTGTGCACGGTATAGTTCGTGCATTTTGTCATGTTGCTGTTGCATTGCGGGCCAGTTTGTGTTATGCCATGCATGATCCATTGTGCTTAAAACAGTGTATATGCTGATGCCAACCGTTTTGCCTTTTACTGCTAAGTCATCTACTTTGAGATAAAAGAAATCGTCTTTGGTTTTTTCGTATGTGCTACCGCCTACCAGTAAGAGGCATCCATACTCTTTACATTTAGACTCAATTCGTGCGGCAGTCGATACAGCATCTCCAAGTACATCATAACTGTGTCTGCTTGTAGAGCCCATCTCACCG